CTGACCACACCTTCCAGATTCTTCGCGATCTCTGCCTCTTCCTGCAGGTTTGCCGGGAAATTTAGTGTAAAATGTGGATGGATCTTCACCCAGTCATCTTTTTTCATTCCTGAGACCGGATTTGAGAAAATCAGACGATACCTCCGGTTCATTCCGCTGGTAAATTTCCGCTCTTTCGTTTTTTCCAAGTTACTCATTGCCTGCAGCTTATATTTCATGGCGATGCCGGAACTGGTGCCAAAATTCTCATCCGAGATATTGGCCACCATGCTGATATGGAAAATGAGCTTTTCCAGACGATCGATCAGATGCTCCTGCGTGGTATCACCATCCGGTTTCTGAAGAAATTCGACAATCAACCGTTCGGTGTCCCCGTCGAAATTAATGATTCTGTCATCCCGGATATGCGCCACATCGTCTTCTTCCAGCTTGGAACCAAGAACCTTGAGATAGGCATCCGCGAAATAGTCAACATCATTGGCTTTCTCGCTGATCGCCTTGTTGTATGCATTAATCATCGTAAGGACCGGCTCGAAGATTCCCATACGCTCCTTGTTTTCTACGTACTCCGATGCCGGAACGCCGTCGAAGCCGTGTATCTTCTCGTCTGCATCCCAGAGTAATTTTCCTTTGATTGTAAACCAGCGGACCTTCGTCTCGTCCGATACGCTTCCATGAAGGATCTGATTCGAATCGTAATACAGCCGCACGAAATATCGTTCCCTTTCCAGCACGGAATCATCGTAGATCATGAATGCATCCAGCGGGCTCAGGTATGTAATACCGATATTCCCATTCTCATCCACATAATACATTTCATAACCCTTGCCAAAGATACTGCAGATTTTGGACAGTTCAGCATTGTTATCGTCCTGATCGTTGTACTGATCCAGGAACTCAACATATTTCTCAACCACTTCGTTTCCACCATCAACCAGTAGCTTAATTGGATGCCCGATGAAGAAACCATTCATCGTATCCACGATATATTTTGCAAAATTGACCATGATTCGGTTGTCCGGCTTCCACTTGGGCTTTAACGGCTCATGCAGGATCGGGTAATCCGTCTCGTAGGCCTCCTGCAGCCTGCTGTATCTAAATGCGCACTCTCCGGAATGCCGCATGATAAATTCGTTCAATTTGGCATCTGTCAGCGTCTCTTCCGACGGCAGCCTATACAAATTCGTTTGCACTTCTATATCCCTCCTTTCACCTTTCTGTTCAGCCGTGGTTTCGCCTTGCGTTCTTCCTCAATGGAGTACCGAAGCATCGCCATGGCATCATCAAAAAATGGAACTGGCTCTTCGAGATAAGTGTTGGTACGCTCATCCTTCTTCCACTTCCATTGCTGAATTTCTTTTATTGTATTGACGCAGGACGGGTAAATATGGATTCTGTGCTGTTTCAGGTAATCTATCTGGGCATGCACGCTGTTCGGCTCCTTCTGCACGCCTTTTGCGCGGTATCCCGCCTTCTGCCACATCTTGATACGGTCCGGCTCCGCAGAATCGCACCACATGCGCAGGCGCTTGTTGAACTGCCCCTCCGCCAGCCGGATGATCTCGTCCGTGTCCATCTCATACACGTACAGTTCCCGGCATAGATACAGATCACCATCCTTAAAGCCAACCTCACCGATGCAATTGGCGTGATTGAATCCGAAATCCTGTGCATTGACCATGTAATCGAATCGTTCCGGTGAACAGTCAAATTCTTCGACAACATAGTTTTTGAGGATCAGTCCGGCGACCTCGCCCCATTCCCCCAGGCCATATACCCGATACCCCTCTGGATCCACTTCCTTACGCCGCATCATACGTCTTCGGTAGGCATCATCGATAAAGCGGTTCTGCTCGTAGGTTGACTGATGTGTCAGAACATCCGGATCTGACCGGTCAAAAAACACACGCTTAATCCAGTGGTACGCCGATACCGGGTTGAACGTCATCCGTATCTGATAGAACTGTCCATCCGGCAGTTCACCACGGAGACGGTCATCAATGATCTCGAAGTCCGCCTGCGTAATTTCCGTGGCTTCTTCAATCCACACATCGGTCAACTTTCCACGCTTGAAAGTAATGGATTTCAGCTTTTCACGCTGTTTCTCATCATTGACTCCACGGAAAATGATCTGATTCCTGTTGATCTTACACTCCATAATCATGTTGGAGCTGTTGATGTGCCAATATCTCTTATACTGCTCCCCAAACATACGAAAAATAGCACCCTGCAATTCTGCAAAAGTGCTATCCCTGTTTGTCACGTCCGCCTTTCGAACGCATAGAAGATTTCTTCCCGGATCCTGTATCAGCCGCAGGATATAATTCTGCGCCGTATCAACGCTCTTCCCCGATCCGGCAGAGCCTTTCATAACAATATACCGTTTTCGGCTGCGGTCAACTTCTTTGAAGCCTGGGTTCATCTGGACGTTTATGTTCATCCGGAATCGTCCTCTCCGTAATTAATTGTGATGTTGAGATCCATATCTGTATCCAGCTCAACTTTATCCTTGAACATACCAAGGTGTTTTCCAAGAAGCTCCAGTGCTCTCATCTTATCATTTAATCGGACTTCCCTTTCAACTGACGATCCTTTTTCACCATCCATAGTTTTAACTTTTACTGACTGAATACATGCCAAATCATCTTCTGTGGCATCTGCTCGAATAGAAGCATCTTCAGAATTGATTACTTTTTGCGGATTCACAAAAGCTATTCGCGCCAGTTCTTGGATTACTCTGTCTTGGTTGATACCTGTCCTTTTTGACCTTTCGGCCATTGCCTGCTGAATCGCTTCTGAAACTGGAGTTTTCTGGAGTAATTCATTTCCTATTTCGCTGGCTCTTTGTGAGTTTCCTGCTTTATAGCCAGCTCTGATCGCGGCCTGCGTTGCATTCAGGTCGATCAGATACTCCTCAACAAATCTCTGCTGCTTTGCAGTCAATTTTGCCATCCTGCAACACCGCCTTTCTGTTTCTGCACGCAAAAATTCCCCGCATCTCTGCGAGGAATCCTTGTATAAGAGTAACAAATCGGAGAATCTCCATCCACTGGAGAGTTGGAACGGCAGGATTCGAACCTGCGCCTCGTGCCGGCGTCTCTGCGCTCTCCTTGAGCTACGTTCCAATAGGTGCAGGGTGTGCACGCCCAACACCGTACATCATTTGGCTCTGCCAAGGTTGATGCCGACCTTATTCAGTGACCAGGTTGTGATGCCTGGTCACTGATCAAAATACATTCACAAGGAGGTAAAGAAAAGATGAAACCCTTCTTGCCGTTCTTCCATGATACACTATAACATTTTGAATCGGGACATATGGGACAGACGGGACAAACTTTCATTTTTCTTCAAAAAATCTGTGATATTCTTTCTTTACGCTCTCCTCCGTAGCTTTCCGCCCCAGTTTACTTGCCACCTGGCTCCAGCTCATATCCTCGAAGACTCTGTACTTGATGATCCGCTGCATCCTCTGCGGGATGTGGTTCATCCACTGCTCCACTTCCACCTTCAGCCGCTGCGCCTGCTCCCGACGCTCCTCCAGAATCTTCTCCTCGTGCCGCAATCTGGCATCCTCCTCATAAGTGAACGCTGTTCCCGCGATCTTGAAGTGCTGCGGGTTGTACGGAAAATCCGGATTGCTCCCGGATACATTCGTCTGCACAATAGTCTGACGCTTCTTCTTCAGCCGTCTAATGTCCTTTTCCGTCTCTTTGATCAGCTCGCATGCGTCTATGTACTGCTCCAGAACCTTTTTCTCCATTGGTATCACCTCCCCATGTGTGTTCTTTTCCGGTTGTCCTGTCTCTCATTCTGATCTCGACCAATTCCAGATGCGACACATTCAGAACTTCTCGCACAGCCTTGACCACGTTCCAGATCGGTCTCGGCAGGCGGCCGGCATTTCGAATTGCTCTGTCTGCAGTCGGATCGCGATATCCTTCACCATTCATCTGTATCCTCCTCAACAAAACTCCAACTGTCCATCATCAACAAATTTCTGCTTCTTCCGGCTTAATTTATCTCCCTGCTGTTTTAAGCGCTCAACACGTACTTTCTGTTTCAGATTTGCCATATAATCATTGTCAACTTCCGGTGGAACCTTCAAGAAATATTCTTCTGGAAGCGGCATTCCGTTTTCTTCACATAACTCGGCAATATCTCTTTTGTAAGCAATGATATGATTTCTGGTCAGATTCATATTGCAACCATCCGGCCAGAACGGATCATTACAGCCGTTTTCATTGATATAGTTCCAATGATCGCGTTCGCGGGTTATATGTCTGCAGAGCAATTTTAACTGCTGTTCTGGTGTATTCTCTTTCATCTCAGAAAATCCTCCAAACTCATCTGACCAGTAATGCTTGCTTCGACTTTCTCAGCATTCCTTCTCTTTTGCTTATAGTCGTTATATTGCATCCGATATGTATAGCTTTTTCCAAAGATATTCCAAGCTGCCTTTACGACGTTCGGTTCGTATTTTCCAATCTTTTCCAGATCATCAACCGCCTTGTACGAAATCGGGCAGCCACAGCACCCTGTTCTTGTCAGTCCATACACCTCATAAGCATCTGAGTATCTGATCCCGTACCGCTCTTTATACCATTCTTTATCCTTGTCTGATACATAGTAGAGTGGACGCAAGCGGAATTGTCCGGAAGCGGTTTCCGTAAAGCATAACGCTGTATTATCTTTACGCGGAACCGATCTCATGCCGCCCTCATCCCTGCGTTCACCGGTAATAACCATTTCATATGCTTTCTGCACGTTGTGAGCAACCTGCTTTTTGCAGTAATCGCAACATTTTGCACTTATTTTGAAATCCGGTGGATACTCCGCAATGAAGTCCCGCATATACTTCGATGAATTGATCACAAGCTGAATATTCGGTCTTGGTTCTCCCGCCGCATTGCAGCAACACAAGAAATTAATTACGCTTTCACATTTTGGATATCGTTCTCTCAATTCATGTCGCTTTGCCGCCTTGTCCTCTGCCTTATCGTATTCCTCTGCGATAGATAACGGTATTCCTTTCTTCTGCCACTCGGACAATCCACCAGACATGATTTTGGACACAAAAGGAATCCCATACTTTCTCGATGCCTGCACAATATTGATTTTGGGTCTGCATTCCTCTATCTCAACCCCATATTTTTCAGCGGTTCTCTTTACGTGGTCTTTCGTTGCTTTCATTTCCAGTCCGGTGTTAAAAAATACGTATTTAACCGGCGGCAGGTCGAATGTCTTTCGCGTCTGCTCGATAAGATCAATCATAATATCACTGTCTGCTCCGCCAGAGTATGAGCATATTGCGTTTGGATGCTCTCTCAATCTTTTTGCGATAATGCTTTTAATTGCTTCGAATTTTGCTGGTGAATCAAAATCTGCGTAATCTGGTCTATCTAAATATACTTTGCTTACTCCGTTTTTCATTATCTTCAGAAGCCCGGTATACCCTTGCCCCGGCCGGAGGCTGGCTCCTTTCTTTTTGTTCTACACTTTCATTTTAGCTCCGCACTTCGGGCAGAACTTCCATTTTGCTTTGATATATTCTGTACTGGATCTTCCTGTTTCAACGGCATCATAACTCTCAACCTGAAAGCCACAACCAGAGCATTCAGCATGGATATAGTCGTTGTGCTCTTCTCTACTTTTCCACTTTGCTTTTTTCATTCTTCCCATGATTCCTGCTCCATTCCGTAAGATATTCTTCCTGCTCCCGGTCCTCTTCCGGATCCTTCGGACGCTCTGGCCGGTTCAGTAACCAGGCAAACAGGCCAACCAACGCACCGCAGAACACAACAATTCCAATCACTGCCATCTTCTCGCCCTTTCCAATAATTCAATTCTTGTTTCGTCCCAGTCATCCAGAAGATACTGGGGAAAATCCAGCTTTTTATGCCGTTCAAGTTCCCGATCAGCCCGTAGAAGACCGTTCTCTTCCACGATTCTGCGAATGACGGCGTGCCCGACTCCGAATTTTTCCCGTACTGCTTTCTGCGTCATGCCCGCTTTCAACAGTTCCAGGATCTGCTTTTCTACCTTTTCCGGCGTTTTCTGCATCTTCTCTTCCTTCCCACCGCAGGCACTGGCAGCACCGTGTCTTGGTGCTCACCAGCGTTCCGCGGATCATGTTTGCCCGCGGGCATCCGGTGCCTACATACACCGCTGTTCTGCCCACGCTGATTACATGTTTACAGGTCTCGTATTTTTCCATGTTCATTCCCCCACACTCTGGTCTTTTTCAAGCAGCATCTGCTCCAATGCGCCCATATCGTAATCCCGCTGCTGAAAATTATTGAATTTATTGCTATGGGACGTTTTCCACTCCTCCTCCGCTTTTTTATTCCGCGCCCCATTATCGTATTTGCCTTCAAGAACCTTCACTATATTTGCATCATTAAGCAGCCAGTCAAAATCAGCCGTCCAGTTACGCTTGTTCGCGCCTTTCATAAACATTGACGCTTCTGCCTTTTCGAACACAGTCTTGATCTGTTCCAATGTGTACACCTTCAATCGTGCTTGAATCGCCCACTTTCTGGCTTCAGATATTTGAATAACCCGAGGATAGGAAATGCAGATGGAGTGGTACAGATCCACAACCTGCTGGCAGGTTGCTTTCTCTTTACTCTCTTTATCTATATCTTTTTCTTCTTCTTTATCTTTATCTTCTTCTGTTGCGTGACTGTCACGTGACATCACGCAACTTTCCGCAATCAATCGTTCTTTTTCCCTCTGCCTTTGCTTTCGGATTCTGTTCTGTTCCCGGATCCGGTCCATTCCTTCTATGTTCTGATGCTCTTCCCAGCCAGTGATGGAAAAATACCCATCATCCAGCACGATCATATCCAACTGTTCCAATGCCTGCAGTGCCAACTGAACCGTATTTTCTTCAAAATCCAGCTCATCCGCCAGCATTTTAGGGGTATAAGGAATGTTTTCCGTCAGATATATTTTCCCGTGATCATTGCATTTTCCTGCCATCGCAAGAAGCATCACCCAGATCAGAACAATGCTGTTTCCTTCCGGAAGCTTTCGCAGATGTCGGATTTTCCGGTTGTCGAACATATCCGTCGTGATCTTAATCCATTTGACATCCGACATCTTTTTCACCTTCTTCCAACTCCTGCCCGGCTTCCCATTCTCGATACAGTTGCATCCAGTCATCAAGCGGCATTGTTACCAGTACTTCCGCGTAATTTTTCTTGTGGAATACCGCCGGAAGGTCACCGGTTCCTTTTGAATCACGCTTTGCCTGCGCTACCCAGTCATACAAACACATCTTTTCCTGATGCTTTGCCTCGACATGGATGCCTGGCAGCCCGACAACATCGGAAGCATCGCCCGTATTTCCACAATACTGTGCGGTTCGACGGCTCCCCGTGTAGCCGTAATCTCGGAATGTTCTGGCAAGTTCACGCTCAAACCGGGCGCCCTTTGCTTTGCTATTGATCTTTCCCATACTGCTCCCCCCTCTAATTGAACGGCAGCTCTTCTCCGATGTCATCCGGAATATTCATAAAGCCATCCGGGTCTGCCGCCTGCGGTGCAGTTCCGTCGTTTCCAGAACTTGCGCCTTTACTCTCTGCAAACTCCTGATCTTCTACAACTACGTCTGTCGTATAGATCTTCTGACCATCCTTATTGGTGTAACTGCCGGTCTGGATCCGGCCAGTGATAATAATCTTCGTGCCGCGATGCAGGTAATACTCCGCAAACTGCGCTGCCTTACCGAACGCAACACACGGAATAAAATCTGCAGTCTGGTCACCCTCTCTCTTGAATCTCCGATCCACCGCCAGACGATACCGCGCAACGGCAGTCTGATTCTCGTTCTGACTGTATCGGACTTCCGGATCCGCGCACAGGCGGCCCATTAAAATTACTTTGTTCATACGCTATCCTTTCTATCTGCCCCGCACAGCCATTTTCCAGCCGCGCGGGTAAGAATTATCGTCTATTATGAAATAACGGTAAACTGCGGCATTCCATCAAGCTCACGCTGCAGATATTCTTTGATTGCCTGCGTTGCATCCATCTTCCATGCACCGCCGTCTGCCTCGAAAATGGCACACATTACGCTGCCATAGCTGTCCTGTTTCATTCGGAACACAAATGCCGATTCCGGCTGTTCCACCTCAAGGAATGTTCTGTACGGCCGCAGGCACACCGGATTCGGTACGATCGCATCGCCCTTGGATGCCAGACCGGTCTTAATGGTTGCTTTCTGCGTTACACCGTCATCCCCATACTCCGAAACGCCTCCTGCCTCTACCGTTCCGGCAAACTTCAGAATCAGCTCGCGGTCATCGCTTGGAATAAACTTCGACTGCAGGTTGATGCAGAACTTCTCATGCTCCACAAAACGGTCAAATTCAAAGCCCGGAACTCTTGCACTCGCCACCACCAGGCTTTCACGGTCACGGTTCGGATCCAGCTGGGAATACAGCTCCACTTCCGTCGGGCTTTTGACTTCCACGATCATCCGCGGCGGCATCCCATCCACTTCTGACTTGATATAGTCCACAAGGCTTGTCAGTGTGTGCATTTCGATGGCATCTGCCTTCGGGTAATATGTATCGATTCGATGCAGTGGCTTGTCGGAATAACAAGCTCCATTGATTACGTGTTCCTCTGCTTTTCCAAGTCCTACGATGTACTGTAATGCTTCTTTAATCATGATCATTTACCTCCCCTGCCTACTTGGCAGCCTTTCTGAAATCAACAACATTTTCGTTCTTTCCGCTTAAAATCTCGCCTGTCTCGGTATCCACGACGGTGCCATCCACAACCTCGGTCTGCTTCTCTGCCTTTGACTCGTTCAGATTCAGGCTCATCTGGCCACGGATCTGCTTTCCATACTCTTCTGCGTACACCTCGCCGGTGCGCAGATCCTTGCCGATGTAGAATTTTGTGCTCATATCCTGCTGTGGTGCCAGTTTCTCCACTACCTGTGCGGAAACAGACACATCATCCCGGTTCTCGTTCTGTGTGAAACTCAGCTTGATCGTGATGCCTCTCTTGACCTTAAATGAAGTATTCGGGTCCTGCAGGTTCTCGATCACTCTTTCGAAAGCATGCTCAAACTTCTCCTGAAGCTGTCCGCCCACCAGATTCTGTAATTCTACTTTATTCATCGTCGGTTCCCTCTCTTTCAATTATTTCCAAACAACGCTGCTTTTGCATCTACAGGTACTGCCGGTTCAGGCTGACTCTGCTGTGGCGTAGCTTCCTGCGCTGGTTCCATATCAAACACAGTAGCGTCATTGTCAACATAATCTTTAGTGCCGTCCTCGTTGATAACCGCCATATCGGAATCAATCGCGGATGCCATATCAATCGACATGATTCCCCACTTGCTGATCAGCTGACGCAGCATGGTTTTGTATGCCATACCGTCAAAATCTTTTTCCCAGAAGGTATACCCTTTCTTGGCCTGGTATCCCTTGGAATACTTCAGTGCGTGAGCTTCCATTTTCCGTTTCGACCAGTAGATCGCTTTCCGGAATCCGTTGGTATACTCAAACATGGCATAATATCCAATAGTATTGGCCTGTTCCCGCTCCTCTTCATCTTCGATCAGCCGCACTTCTATTTCCTCGTTCAGCGGATCGAACCGGATCAGCTCACCTTCCTTAATTGCAAGGACGTTCAGCTTTTTATACTGACCGGAACGGATGGCGAGCTGAATATATCCTTTGTATCCGAGCTGGAACTGCGCCACTTTGCCCTTGTTTTTGTCATTGAATGGCACCAGATAATACTGGCCAAGCTGCGGCGAAGGTGAGAGTTTCAGCGACTCGCCCAGGAGTGCACCGGAGAGGATCGACTGGTTCGTGCATTCCTGCAGTGCCGGGTTTGTGTTGACCGCCGAAACGATGGCGGAAATGAAGCGCTGTCCATCCTTACCGCCTACTACCTGATTAATCTGATTCTTAACCGCATCCGCGGTCAGATACGCCGAGATGCCTAATCTCTGGTTTCCTCTTGATCTCTGTAAACTGTTCTGTACTGCCATGACTCTTTATCCTCGCTTTCCTTAAATTGGCTTAAACTCAATGTTTCTTGAATCAAAAAATGCCTTCAATGCGATTGCATCGTCCGTTGACAACAGTGCCTGGAAGGCAACCCACTGCTTTTTCTCATGAACATCCTGCTCCACTGCCTCTTTCACGGTTTCAACAGCGGATTCTGCCTCAACCGGCGGCACACCAGTTCCTTCTGACTGTTTCGGAATTTCCATTGTTTCTGCAACTTTTCTGGCTTCTTCCTCTGCCTTGCGCCGTTTCTGCTCTGCCTCATATGCTTCTTTCTGCTTCTGCACCTGAGCCATTCTCTGCCCCTCAGCAAGCGCCCTGTTGATATCCAGAGTGGAAATGTATACCTGCTGGGCTTCAAAGCCAAATTCCGGCAGATTTGCAAGCGTGGTCATGTCCTGATGGAACTTCTCGATCGCGGCATTCATCTGCTCTGCGATGGATTTCATCGAAGTGGAAGCATTCAACCATTTCGGATTGTAGATTTTTTCAAACGAAAGTCCTTCTGGAACCGCCAGCGTTCCCCACAGCTCCTTGATCTTTTTCAGCTTGTCTTCTTTCTGCTGATCCTCATAAGCTCGAACCTGCGTATCAATAACCGCAATGGGCTTGTCGATGATGCCGATGATTTCGTTGATTTTGTTCTTGAAATCCGCAAACGGAGCCATGTACTCTCTCTCACGGCGGATTCTTTCATCGTTCAGAGCCTTTTTCAGCTTATTCAGCGCCGCCTTATCTGCTTTGGCCTCCTTAATCTGATCATCGGTATAGACCAGTGTTTCGTAGTGTGATACTTTTTCGGTCAGCTCCCGTTTTAATTCTTCATAATTGAAAAGGATCTTTTCCGGCAGCTGATATTCATTCATTTTCAGTTCCATTTTTCTGTGCTCCTTGTCTTATTTTTTATAATTCCGGCAGGATAAGTGCCGGTCTTTTTCTTTCCTGTACCTGTTTCCAGAAAGCCCGTTCCGCAGATTCCAGATATCGAATGTCGGTTTCTACGTCCGCCCGCTCTATTTTGTAGTGTTTGGTCTGAAGAAAGACATCTCCGCCGAAGTCGTATTTCAACTGAGCCTTCAGAACAACGAAATCAAATTCCGTGACCATCAGGTAGTGCAGAATCTGGATATAATAGTTGTCCGGGATGCGGCCATTCCATTTTTCTTTCTGCCCTGTATGCTGAATCTGCGTTGTTTTGCATTCCCACACACCCCGACGGCCGTCCCGGTCTGTCAGCCAGCCATCCAGAGACGCATGTGCAAACGGATATTTATCGTTGAAAAACATATTGTTTTCCACGTACTCAACCCGATATTCTGGAAAATCCAGTTTAAACAGTTCACGAAGATACTGCTCCGCCTCAGTCCCGTACTTAACATACGGCTTATCAGAAATATCTTCCGGAACCGCCTGACCGGTCTTGATCTGCCACAGCTCAACGTTACTTTTATAGGGATTCATCCCGACAATAGCTGCCGCATCTGACCCGCCGATCCGGTCCCGGTGCTCCAGCCATTCATTATGGCTTTTTAGTCTGATCATGCGAACCATTTATGCTGCTCCTTTTCCTCCTTCTTTCAACGACCCCAAGCGGATCCACGCCGCAAACACTGCGTCCCGGCGCTCAGATTCCCATTTTTCCTGCTCCTCGCGGCACATATTGACGTAATCTCCGATTTTTTTGACAGCGAGTGCAAGAAGGAACATTCCAGCTCCCAGGGCGGCGCGTCCCCACAGGTCGGAATCCACGCCGCCGATGTAGATCCATGTACC